GTCAAGATGATAAGATTAAAAAATTAACTATTAGTATTTCGTTTAGAGAACAACAAAAAGTAGCACAAGTACGACAACTCGCTCAACTTGAAAGTAGAGTTGAAGCAGCTAAAGCAGATTCTAATCTAGTAGTTGTTGTGGCTACACAAGACACCGTAATTACAAACTTAAAGGAACAAGTAACAACTACGGAAGCAATCGTCGTTGATCAAAAGCAAGTCATTCAAGCACAGGCAACACAAGTGTTAGCATTAAATCAAGCGTTAACATTATCGACGATGCGGGGAGACAGTCTCCAGACCGTTTTATCATCATTACCAAAAGCTCCGTCTAATCCAAATAAATTTTTCTTTGGACTAATACCTAAACCAAATAGAACTACAATTGCTATTGTATCATTAGCCGCCGGAGTTGTTGTTGGAAGTCAAATAGGTAAGTAATATATGAGTACAAACATAAAAGATATTATCAAGGCAGAATTTAAAAAGTGTGCTAAAAACCCCGATTACTTTCTGAGTAGATATTCTTACATTCAGCACCCGATTCGTGGTCGGGTGTTGTTTGATTTATACGGATACCAGAAAACAACATTAAATGATTTTGAAGGACATGATTATAATATCGTTCTTAAAGGTCGTCAGATTGGTATTTCTACGTTAGTTGCAGGATATGCATTATGGTTGATGCTGTTTCATAACGATAAAAACATACTAGTCATTGCAACTAAACAAGATACTGCAAAAAACCTTGTTACAAAGGTCCGATACATGCACGCCAATCTTCCAGTATGGTTGCGTGGTAATTGTGTTGAAGATAACAAATTGTCAATGAGGTTTTCGAACGGGTCACAGATTAAGGCAGTAGCTTCCTCGCCAGACGCTGGACGTTCTGAAGCATTGTCTCTTCTTATCCTTGACGAATGTGCGTTTATCGATGATGCTGACCTTATCTGGACAGCAGCATCTAGTACATTATCTACGGGTGGTAAAGCAATCCTACTGTCTACCCCAAACGGTATGGGTAATTTCTTCCACAAGATGTGGCAGCAAGCAGAAACTAAAGCTAACAACTTTAATCAGATTCTATTAGATTGGAGAGTTCATCCTGAACGTGACCAAGCATGGCGTGACCGTCAAACGGAATTGATGGGAGAAATGCAAGCATCTCAAGAACACGATGCATCGTTCATCTTCTCTGGTAACACAGTTATCAATCCAGAAATTATTGAATTCTATCGCAAAACGCATATTAAGGAACCAATATCTAAACAAGGATTTGATGGAAACTTGTGGGTGTGGGAATATCCTATATCTGGTAAAACTTATATAGTGGCAGCTGACGTTGCCCGAGGGGACGGCGAAGACTATTCGGCCTTGCACGTAATAGATGCGGAACGATGTGTTCAAGTGGCAGAGTATAAGGGCAAATTACCTACAAAAGATTTTGGTAATTTGATGATGAACGTAGCTACAGAATACAATGACGCTTTATTAATACCCGATAATTCATCGATTGGGTGGGCGGCAATTCAACAAGTAATTGATAGAGGATATCGAAATCTGTTTTATATGTCATCCGATATGCATTACGTCGATGTGGAACATCAGATTACTAATCGCAAATATATTGCGGAAAAGAATATGAAGCCGGGATTTACGGTTTCTATGAGAACCCGTCCACTTGTTATAGCTAAAATAGATGAATATTTAAGAGAAAATTCAATAATCGTACAATCTTCGAGGATTCTATCCGAGTTGGAAACGTTTATTTGGAAAAACGGACGTGCGGAGGCATTGCAGGGGTATAATGATGACTTGGTATTTGCTCTTGGTATCGGATTGTGGGTTCGAGATACCGCTTTGAAACTCCGTCAACAAGGCATAGAATTAACAAAGTTAGCTTTAGAAAAAACAACGGTTTCCAATACGCCGGTTATGGTCAATAATAATAGATTTATAAATCCGTATCAAATGCCGGTCGGGGATAATAAAGTCGAAGATATTCGATGGTTGATTGGTTAGAAATTAGTAGATAATGCGGATTTGTCTTATATTTATAGAATGACATCGTTTTTGAGACACATATGAAAATTAGTGAGTTAAGAGAACTGATTCGAGCTGAGATACATAACGTTATACAGGTACAAGAAAAATCTGTTCCACAGCCATATAACAGAAACTCTGCACGTGATATGACAGCAGATCAAATCAAGCGTAGAGATACGGTAGGAAAAAAAATGTTATCTAAGAAAGAAGCTGTCAAGTACTTTCAAGATAACTTCGGTGACGAGTGGGAAGATTACTTATGGGCAACCGCAACTAACATCGCCATAGATGGTGGAGAATAATATGATTCGTTTAATGGGTTTAGTAGATTTTGGTAAGTCATTTCAAAATGAAGCAGAACTTACCGATAAACAAAAGCAACTTGATGTCGATAAAGATGGCGAGATTGAAGGAAGTGATTTAGCAAAACTCCGTAAGGACGAAACTCACGGCGGTGATCACGAAGTTTCAATGGCACAAGGCCTATTAGACGATATTATTCGTAGTGCAACCGAACTTAAGGCAAAGATGGGTGAAGGAGAAAAGGATATTCCGGCATGGATTCAAGACCATATTTCTCAAGCACAAAATTTCATCAATCAAGCATCAACCAACTATCACGAATACCAGGCTCCAGCACCAGAAGCACCGATGCCGCCGGTGGCAGAAAAAGCACCGGAAGGTTGGGAAGGTACGGTCAAGGCAATGAAAGACGAGCCGGGAATTGACAACCCGTGGGCACTTGCACATTGGATGAAGAACAAGGGATATAAGTCACACAAAGGACAATAAAATGCATAATTCGTTTGACTTTGGTAAATTTGAAAAACAATTACTAGAAGCACTACAACGAAACGAGAAATTTATTAAAATTCTCGCAGAAGAAGAAACTGCCGCTGAAAAAGCTAAAAAGATGGGATTGACTAGTATGGGGTTTGGTCGTTGGGGTAAAGACGATAAAGTAACCCATAAAACTTCTGATGGTAAATTAGAACCTATTAAAGCCGGTGAAGAAGAAAAAGACCAAGACAAAAAAGAAAAATCAGCAGATACAAAATCAGATACAAAAACTAAAGAACCAGAAAAGAAAGCTGCTGATAAAAAGCCGGAACAAAAAAAGAGTGAAGAAGAAAAAGCAAATCCTGAAGCAGAACGTCTTCGTAGTATAATGCCTGGTATGACTAAAATTGGTCGCCCACTATCAACAGTTCCACCAGAACAACTAAAGCAAGTATCGACAAGAATTAAAGATTTAGCCGATCGTGTGAATAAAGCAAAAGCAGCTGGTGAGGCGGCAGAAGATTTTGATTTATGTCAAATTTCTATTCCTGGTACCAACCTATACTGCGGTGACCATAAAGGTATCGATCGTGTAGATATGCCCCAATTTAAGGGAACTCCTCGTCCTGGTTCTGATGCTGATAAACTTGCAAAAGATCCAAAATCCGGCGAAGTAGACACAGAAGCAATGTTCCGTGATATGCTAGAAAAACAAGGTATTAAGGTATCGGAACCAGAAGCAGTTCCGCCGGAATCATTAAAAGCAACTCAAAGAAATATGCAAGGAACAAAAGTTGCCGGTATGGCCGCAGCTTTAGCAGAAAATCCAGAACACCCCGCAATTACCGCTCCAATTTATGTCAGTCGTGATGGATATGTTCTCGACGGACATCATCGATGGGCGGCAATTGTTGCACATAACGCAGGAAATCCTGATAAACCAATTCCAATGCGAGTTCGTGTTATTGACGATGGAATTGAGTCGTTGGTACAACGTTCTAATAAATTTGCAGATGACATTGGTATTGAACGCAAATCGGCACCTGGTGGTAGTTCTAAGCCAAAAGAAGAACCCAAAAAAGGATTTACGCGTCGAATGTTGGATAGAGTTAAATCGTGGGGTAAAAAGCAAAAAGAAGAAGCCAAGGCATTTTTTGAAGAAGAATTACACAAAGGTAAAACACCAGAACGCCGTTCTTTAGTTCAAAAAACCCGTGATAAAGTAAAGGGTGCATTAAAAGATGTTAAACACGAACTTAAACACGAAGCGGCAGTATTTCGTGACGCTGGTCGTGGACTTCAAGGATTCTTCCGTGGTAAAGGGCCAAACGAACGTGAAAAGAAAGCAATGAAATCTGTTGCAACAAAAGTAGTTATGACTGCTGTAGTTGCCACGGGTCTTGGAGCTGCAGCAGGTGGAGCGGCTGCACTTGGTAAAGCTGTCTTAATTGAATTTATTCCACACGTTGTTGGTGAAAGTATTTTAAAGGGCGCGGGACGTGCGGCATTGTTCGCTGGTCCAGAAGATCAAACTGATGACGCAATGATGGAAAAGTTTATTGAGTTAGTATTAAAGAATATGGAAGAAATGGATATTCCAGACGAAGTAATAGAAAAAGCATTTATGAAATATAAAGGAGAAGAGTGATGGAAGAAATAGCAAAATTTATCGCAACCTTGATGGCTAGTCGTAATCAAGCACACGTGTTTCACCTACAGACTACATCATTTGCCGCTCACAAAGCATTAGATGATTACTATTCTGGAATAGTTGATCTTATTGATTCATATGCAGAATTTGCACAAGGTCGTTACGGTATTATTACCGGATATTCCGCAACTAGTATGGCATTAATTGAAGATGGTAATTCTCTTAAATACTTTATGGGCTTACAAAAGTTTGTAGACAGTATTCGTCAAACATTACCACAAGACGGAGAACTCAACAATACCGTTGATGAAATTTCTGGACTTATTTCATCAACCGTATATAAGTTGAAGTTTTTAAAATAATGGCTAACTTAGATAACGATATGTTCAACGCACAATTTCCCGTTGACGAAAAACAAGGTCCATGTTGGAAAGGATATAAGCAAGTTGGAATGAAGATGAAAAATGGGAAGGAAGTTCCAAATTGTGTTCCTATTGACGAAATATTGGACGAAAAAGAAGGACCGTGCTGGGATGGATATGAAATGGTCGGAATGAAAATGAAAGACGGTCGTGAAGTTCCTAACTGCGTTCCTGTCAATGAAAATGAAATTTATGAATTTTGCTCAGCATGTCTAGTAGAATATATTAAAGAACATGCTAACTTGATGATGGAAGCAGAATATCAAGGTCGTAAAGTTAAACTTGGAAAGCCAATGCAAGGTGATGTTAAGAAGTTTAAGGTATATGTCAAAGACCCAAAGACGGGAAATGTCAAAAAAGTTAATTTTGGTGACAAGTCAATGAGAATTAAAAAATCCAACCCAGGCCGCCGCAAGAATTTTCGAGCACGTCATAATTGCGATAGTCCAGGTCCACGAACAAAAGCAAGATACTGGAGTTGTCGTAAGTGGTAATTCGTCTCCGTGATTTATTGTCCGAAGCAGACACAAAAAAAGACACTCGGTATGTGAGCGGGGATACTTATATTAGTAAGGAAGAAGCAAAACGTATCTATGATAAGATGCGATATGACTTTGACTTTAACGAGTTTTTGTTGGGCATGAACACCGAATTAGAGCATCAAGACGTTACTAAAGGTAATATTGTCAAGACCGCAAAGATCGCCGCCGCCCACTTAAAAGAGAAGCCAAATTATTATACGTTATTAAAAAAGTACATTGAACCAAAGAATGAAGATATAGGTGGAATTGCAGGACCAGCTCCAAATGCACCGGGCTTAGTAGGACCAGGTGGTTATATAAAAGGAGCACCAAAACCTAAAGATGTTAAAAAAACACGAAAGATGTTAGATTTGGAGAAACGCAATGACAATTAGATTAAAAGATATAGTGTTGGAAAATACACAAAACCGAGTTAACTTACTAAAGCTTGATGCAATTATGGAAAAGTTGACTCCAGAACTTACTAAAGCACAAAACACTAAGATTACCGAATTGTGTGCACAAGTACACGAAATGGTCGATGCACTTAACAAACTCCCATATACAATCTTTAACCATCAAGAATGGAACGTGTTACGCCTTGGTTTGATGGGTAAGCTTGTTGAAGTTAAGGCTGAAGCAGAAAAGCTTATGGGAGAGGGTAAAGTTGATGTAGCACATTTTATAAAAGAACTTGACGAACTAATCGTCAGTTAATAAGTGAGGTTTTATGGCAGATAATAGTATTTACGCTAGACTAAAACGTTTATTTTCCACCAACACCGTTGTACGAAATGTTGGCGGAAAACGTCTTAAAGTAGCAGACACCGATCAAATTCAATCATTTATCAACCGAAGAGGTGTTGATAGATATAGCCGCGTATACCAATCCGGAACGGGTGGTTATGGTTCACACTATGGTCGAATGGAAACCGCAGCCGCATTTCAAGGCGCTCGTCTCCAGCTCTTCCGTGATTATGATATGATGGATAATGATCCTATTATCGCCTCTGTCCTAGACATTTATGCAGACGAATCAACAGTCAAAGATGAATTCAATAGAATTTTAAATATTAAGACTGATAATACACGCATACAAGAAATTCTTGATAACTTGTTCTATGACATTCTTAACGTAGAATTTAATCTTTGGCCATGGATTCGCAATATGGCAAAATACGGAGATTTCTTTCTATACTTAGACATTGATCCAGATTACGGAGTGGTCAATGCAATTCCATTATCAATCTACGAAACACTTCGAATTGAAGGGGATAATCCAGAGAATCCATTCTCAGTACGTTTTACAATTCAAAACGACTTTTTAGGATTAGGTAAGAAGGAATTTGACAATTATGAAATTGCTCATTTCCGTTTACTCTCAGACACTAACTTCCTACCATATGGTAAGGCGATGATTGAAGGCGGCCGCCGTGTCTGGAAACAATTACAATTGATGGAAGACGCAATGTTAATTCATCGTATCATGCGTGCACCAGACAAGAGAAAGTTTAAAATTGATATTGGTAATATTCCGCCGGCTGAAGTAGAAAACTTTATGCAACGTATTATCGATAGAACTAAAAAATCGCCACTTATTGATCCAAAGACGGGTGACTACAATCTTCGTTATAACATGATGAACATTACAGAAGATTTTTATCTCCCAGTTCGAGGAAAAGACTCTGGTACAGAAATTGATTCGCTGTCTGGACTACAATTCAATGCGATTGAAGATATCGAATATCTCCGCAATAAACTTTTAGCGGCATTCAAGGTACCGAAATCGTTCATCGGATATGAAGAAGATGTCAACGGTAAAGCAACATTAGCGGCACAAGATGTTCGATTTGCACGTACCGTCGAACGCATCCAACGTATTATGGTATCTGAACTAACCAAGATTGCTATCATTCACTTATACGTTCAAGGATTTACCGACGATGAATTAATTAATTTTGAATTATCGTTGACGAATCCATCTACACTCTACGAACAAGAGAAGATTAATATTTGGAAAGAAAAGTTTGCGTTGGCACGTGATATGACGGGTGGACAAGCTCAAATTCTTTCTCAAGATTGGGTATATAAGCATATTCTCGAAATGTCAGAAGAAGAAGTCGAGGTTGAGCGTAGAAAGATTAAAGAAGATATGGAACGTCAGAAGGAAGCTGAAGGTGGTGGTGAAGAAGCGCCGGGCGCGGGAGCCCCACCAACATATCCTACTGATGGGGAAGTAGATACGGGTGATGAAGAAACTACCGGTGAAGAAATACCAGCTGAAGAATTAGATGACGTTGATGCAATTCTAAGTTCTTTAGGTGAAGATACATCAGGCGATGAAGATGAACTTGATGAGCTAGAAGAATTATTAGTTAAGAACAAAGGCGGCCGCCCCCGTGAAGGTTTGAAGTTTGGAACCGATAAACACCCTCTTGGCCGTGACCCGCTCGGACATAAAGAGATTAAAAAAGTATATAAGCGATCTACTCTTTCGACGGAAGCTAAGGAATACCTTTCAAAGCTACCGAAGAAGGGAGAAAGCAAGTACAGACAAATGATTGCTGACAGTCTTGATCCTATCACCAAAACTGACGGTTAGTAGTTTTTGTTTATATTTAGATATATGACGGTTGTTTACTCGTTAAATACGGATAACATATGAGCCTCAAACATAACAAAATCAAAAACACCGGTATTCTATTTGAACTACTGGTAAGAAAAATCGCAACGGATGTATTAGATGGCAAATCTGATAGTTTTGCTGTACGTTTAGTGCGTGAACACTTCCATCCTAAATCTGAATTAGGAAAGGAATTACAACTATATCGTACCTTCTTTAACGCTCCAAAGCTATCTGAAAGTAAAGCATTTAATATGTTGGATTTAATCGTGTCTCGCAGAAAGACTTTGAATGAAAAAGTACTCTCGGCACAAAAATTCTTATTAATTAAAGAAATCAAACAAAATTGTGATCTAAAACAATTTTTGAATGGAAGAGTTCCTTCATACAAGGTATACGCTTCCATTTATAAGCTTTTTGAAAGCACTACCGACGACATAATGCAGCTTGAGGATGTGGTCAAATCACGATTCTTAGTCGTGGAACATTTAAAGGGTGAAATAAAAGAAGAACAAATTATAAAAGAAAGTTCATACGTTGAAACACTACGAGCACAAGATGAAGAAATTCGATACTTATCGTATAAATTCTTACTAGAACGATTCAATGAAAAATACAGCGTATTCAATGATAAACAAAAAGCATTATTAAGAGAGTATATCAACAAAGGTACAGACGTTGAAATTTTTAGAAATTATGTAATTGCTGAAGCTAAACAATTAGAAACAAAAATGCAGACTCAAGCTGCTAAAATTAAGAACACCGTAACTCGCATCAAACTTCACGAAGTTATCACACAACTAAAGACCATCCAAACTAAACCAATTATTAAAGAAAATCACATTACTTCAATGTTGATTGCCTATCAATTGGTATATGAACTTGGTGAATTGAGTTAACCTATGGACAATAGAGAACAACGCCTCCGTGAACACATTCGAAAGATGGTTCGTGAATTGATGGGTGAGATTTCCACCACAGCTGGTGTACCTGGGTATCTAACCCCTATGGCATTTTCTGGTGAAAAAGACAGAACCGCATCAGTTGATCGTATGGCAAAACGTATTGGATATACGTTGACCGCTCGTGGTAAAAAAGATAATAAGGGTGACAAACTAACAGAATCGTATAATAAACTAAAAGATGAGTTCAAAACCCTCACCGAAAACTATTACTACGAATATCGTAATGATACCAGTAAACTTCCCCATCAAAAGATTGGTACCGCTATCTCTGAATTAAACAAACAATTAAAGCTAGTAGAACGGGCTTTAAAAATGAATAGCCGTTTGAAGAAAGAATACGGTATTTCAAATGATAGGTTGTGGAAGCGTACTAAAAGCCAAATGGCTAAATTAGAAGGTAAGCTTGTAGAACTCGCTGGCCGCCTTCGTGAGATGAGAGGATAATATATGAAAAAATCTCGTT